GGCTATGAGGGTGACCTCGAAGTTGCTCTTGTCACAACCGATTTTGCAATGGAAATTCTCGGTGAACTTCTGGACGATAAGGGCGTTCTGGTTGAGAAAAATGACGCAGAACTGGCACAGTTCGCACTTTTGTTTGAGTTCGAGGGGGATAAAAATAAAATCCGTCATGTGCTTTACTGCTGTTCTGCAAGCCGTCCTAAAACGGAAAGCAGCACAAAGGAAGAATCTACCGAAGTCAAAACAGAAACGCTTTCCCTCAAATCGACAGCCCTTCCGAATGGTCTTGTCAAGTGCAAAACTTGTGAGAAAACAGACGAAACGACCTACAACAACTGGTACAAGTCTGTGTATATTCCGAATATCGGAACGGCAGCGACAACAACCAAAACTACAAAAAGTGCATAAGGAGAGTTTCACATGGCTATTAAAAAAATTATCACCATTGACGGCATTGATGTTCCTTTCAAGGCGAGTGCAGCCGTACCCCGCCTTTACCGCATGAAGTTTCAGCGTGACATTTACAAAGATTTTGCTGTTTTGCAGAAATCTGTGAATGAACAGAAAAAAGCTGATAATTCAGAAAATACAGAAGAGAATACTTCTCCCCGTGAATCTGGTCTGGACATTGAAAGTCTGGAGGTCTTTGAAAATCTGGCGTGGACAATGGCTCATCATGCCGACCCTGAAAATGTCCCCGATGACCCGAATGACTGGCTGGAAAGTTTCAATGTCTTTTCGATTTATGAGGTTCTTCCGAAACTCATCGAATTATGGGGCTTGAACACGCAGTCGATGGCGGAATCTAAAAAAAAGCTCGCCCAGTTGACAGGGAAATGAGTACACCTTTATTTCTTCTCCGGTGTAAGCAGTTGGGGCTTTCCATGCAGGAGCTTGAACTGCTTACAATCGGCTTAATTGATGATATGTTCATTGAAAAAGAAAACGACGATTTCGATTACCCGTCGCTTGCGACTCAGGATGACATGAACTCTTTCTGATATACATTTATAATATGTATATATCCAGTATACACCACGTTGCAGGATTTTGTCAAGTATTTTTTCAAAAGAGAGGTGAAAGCATATGGCAACCAGAATCAAGGGCATTACAGTTGAGATAAACGGCGACACCACCCATCTAAGCAAAGCCCTCGAAGGTGTCAACAAAGACATCAAAGGCACGCAGTCTCAACTGAAAGATGTGGAGCGACTGCTGAAACTTGACCCGACAAATACAGAACTGCTTTCTCAGAAACAGAGACTCCTTGCTGATGCTGTCACTTCCACAAGCGATAAACTTGCAACGCTCAAAAGAGCAAGCGAACAGGCGGCTCAGACGAAGGATAACTATGACGCATGGCGTGAGAAATATGACCCCATCAAGCAGAAAATCGGTGAAACGGAAACCAAATTAAACGACCTGAAAGAACAGTCCAAAACGGCTGATGAACAGCTTGCAAAAGGCGAAATTTCGCAGGAAAAGTATGACCAACTGCAAAATGAAATCAAATCCACATCTGACGAATTAAAGGCTTTAAAGCAGTCCGCAAAAGATGTGTCTGACGAATTTGGAAATCCTATCTCACCAGAACAGTATGATGCCTTGCAACGTGAAATTATCGAAACAGAACAGGAATTACAGCGACTGCAACAGGAAGCGAATAATTCCAGCGTAGCTCTTTCCAAAATGTCGGCTGTCGGCGAAAAAATGCAGGAAGTTGGCGATAAAATTTCTGGTGTCGGTGAAAAGCTGATGCCTGTCACCGGTGCTGTCGCAGGGCTGGGAACTCTCGCTGTCAAGACTGGTGCGGAATTTGATGCCGAAATGTCCAAAGTCGGAGCGATTTCCGGCAAGGTCGCTGATGAGGATTTGCCTGCCATCATTGAGAGTGCCGAAGCGATGGGACTTTCCTTTGAAGAAGGTGCGGATTCGACAGAAACGGCAATGAACATCATCCGTGCAAAAGCCCGTGAAATGGGCAGTCAGACGAAATACTCCGCAAGTGAAGCAGGGCAGGCATTCGAGTACATGGCAATGGCTGGCTGGAAAGCAGATGACATGATTAACGGCATCGAAGGCATCATGAACCTTGCAGCGGCTTCCGGTGAAGAACTGGCGACCACCTCCGATATTGTAACCGATGCACTCACAGCTCTCGGAATGTCAGCACAGGAATCAGGACATTTCGCTGATGTCCTTGCGGCAGCATCGTCCAACGCAAACACCAATGTGTCTCTGTTAGGTGAGTCTTTCAAGTATTGTGCGCCTGTCGCTGGCTCAATGGGTGCATCTGCGGAGGATTTGGCAATTGCCCTCGGCTTGATGGCAAATGCAGGTATCAAGGGTTCTTCCGCTGGTAACTCACTGAAAAACGCTCTTGTCAACCTCGTAAAACCGACCAAACAGCAGGCAGCGGCAATGGAGGCTCTTGGCTTAATTACGACCGAAACCGTCAATGTTATCGACCAAGCCGAAATTGACAAGGCACAGGCAAAAGTCGAAAGCAAGACACTTGATTTGGAGAAAGCACAGATTGCCTACAACAAGGCTCTTGAAAAATACAGCACCGATTCCACGCAGGTGCAAACCGCCACAGCAAACGTGGAAAAAGCCCAAATTAAGCTGAATGATGCCATTGCAAAATACGGTGCAGATTCTTCACAGGCTCAGACAGCGACCATCAATCTTGAACAGGCACAAAATAAATTAAACCTTGTCATGTCGCAGACCGGAGAAAATTCTCCGGAAGTGCAGACAGCTCTCATCAATCTGCAAAAGGCAGAAAATAATTTGACCGATGCACAGAACTCTCTCACCAAAGCACAGGAAGGCACGATTGAAACAGTCGGTAATGGACAGTCTGTATTTGTGGATGAATTTGGAAACATGAAGTCCCTCGGAGAAATCATGAACATTCTTCGTGAAAATCTTGGTGCTGTCAATGTGGATTTGGTAGATGCGGAGGGCAATGCCCGTGATTATGATGATATTATTGCAGAACTGGAACAGTCGGAAGAAGGACTGACACAAGCTGAACAGTTGAAAAATGCTGCTATTATTTTCGGCAAGCAGAACCTCTCCGGTATGCTTGCGATTATCAACGCTTCTGAAAATGACTACAACGATTTGACAGAAGCGATTTATGGCTGTGAAGGAACTGCCCAGAACATGGCGGAAACCATGCAGGATAACCTGCAAGGTCAGCTCACAATCCTGAAATCTCAGCTCGAAGAGTTAGCGATTTCGTTCAGTGATATTCTGATGCCGACAATCCGTGCAATTGTGTCTAAAATTCAGGCTTTTGCGGACAAATTAAATTCTTTGTCGCCTGAAATGAAGGAAACTATCGTAAAAATCGGCTTGATTGTGGCAGCAATTGGACCTGCTTTAATAGTAATCGGAAAAGTTATCAGCACAGTCGGAACGATTCTGACGATTATCCCCAAAATTGTAAATGCTATCAATCTTGTAAAAACCGCAATGTCGGCAATGAATCTGACTTTCCTAACAAATCCAGTTTTTCTCGTAATTGCGGCGATTACAGCACTTGTAGCGGCATTCTTGTACTTCTGGAATACCAGCGAGGGATTCCGGAATTTCTGGATTGGCTTATGGGAACAGATTCAAGTCACGCTCTACAGCTTTTTTGAGGCATGGGAAACCGGCTGGAATGCAATTGTTGCATTTTTCAAGAATTTGTGGAGCAGTTTTCAGGAGAATTTCCAGACCGGAATGACTATTCTGCACGATACATTCACGACAATCTGGACAGCAATTTCCACCACGTTTACGACAATTGTCACAGCGATTCATGACACAGCAGTTTCGATTTTTACAGCTATCAGGGATTTCATCACTAATATCTTCACAGCGGTGCATGATTTCTTTGCGACCATCTTCAATGCGATTTACACCACAATCTCGACAATTATTAGCACAATTTATACCACCATTGTTAATGTCTGGACTGCTGTCTACGAAACTATCAAACCTCTGCTCGATGCTTTTGCTTATCTTTTTGAAACTATTTTTGAAGCGGTGAAAATCTTAATCGGCATGGCTATGGACTGGATTTCAGAGAAAATTTCGGCAGTCTGGAATGCGATTGTTGCTTTTATCACTCCAATTCTGGAGAGTATTAAAAACACATTTGAAACTATCTGGAACGGCATTGCTGATGCTGTTTCGGCTGTCTTGGATGCAATTCATAATGTGATTACGACCGTGTGGACTGCCGTTTCCGGCTTCATTTCGGAAGTTTTGAATACCATCTGGAATTTCATTGTGACGGCTTGGAACAACTATGTAAATACCATCACAACGGTTCTCAATGCCATTTGGAATGTAGTTTCTACAGTATGGAACACGATTTCAGGCTTTATTTCGCAGATTTTAAACGCTGTCTTTACAGTCATTTCAAACGTATGGAACAGCATCAGCACAGCAATTTCCAATGTGCTGAATGCGATTTTTACAGTTGTTTCCACGATTTGGAACAACATCAAAACTACGATTGAAAACGTGATGAACGTCATTAAAACGACCGTTTCGGCTATCTGGGAAAGCATCAAATCAGCAATTTCCACCACGATTACAGGCATCAAAGACACCATTGTGAACGGGTTCAATGTCGCCGTGGATTTTGTAAAAAATCTTGCTGGTCAGGCTTGGCAGTGGGGTGCTGATATTATTGATAATATCGTGAACGGCATCAGAAACTGTATCGGAAATGTCGCTGATGCAGTAACAGGTGTAGCTGATACTATCCGAGAATTTCTGCATTTCTCCGTGCCGGACAAAGGACCTCTGACAGACTTCGAGAGCTGGATGCCAGACTTCATGCAGGGATTGGCTGACGGTATCACGAGCAGTCAGGGAATCGTGGAAGAAACGCTGATTGCATTCACCAACTCCGTTATGGAGAAAATTAAAGAGGCTTTGGCACAGGCTTGGGAAGTGATTTCTGAAAGTGTAAAAAACTTCATGGAAATCATTTTCACAACAATTACAGATGTCTGGAATCAGGCAGGAGCAACTGTCAGAACGGCTCTTGAAAATATCAGGACTATCGTTACTGAAAGCTGGACTGGCATTTCCGAAATTATCAGCTCGGCTCTTTCTGGTGTACAGGCTTGTGTAGCTTCTGTCTGGAATGCCGTCGGCAATATTATCACATCTGCACAGAACAATATCTCCTCACAGACAACAACTGTATGGAGCAGGATTTCTGCCGATATTTCGCAAAGCCTGAACAATATCCAGAGAACTGTCAATGTGGTCTGGACGACAGTCAATTCCCTAACAAACAGCACCTGGAAGTCTGTCACCGATACGATTTCTAAAAACTTATCCTCTGTTCAGAAAAACTTAAATTCCGTTCTGAACGATGTCAAAAGTCTGACGGACAAAACGCTGAAAGCCATCTATTCGGCTGTCAATTCCAGCATGAATGATATTTCTAATATCACATCAAAATCGCTGAAATCCGTGCAGTCCAATATTACAGAAGTCCTGAAAGCTGTACAATCATTTATTACAGCAACTTATAACTCCATCAAAAATGAAAACAAGAATACGTGGGACAGCATCAGCAGGACGATTTCTGAAATTCTGAATGCAATTAAAAACAACATTTCATCATCATGGAATGATTCTAAAAGCACTATTGTAAATATCAATCATTCCATTAAAAATTCTGTTCTTGAAATCTGGGAAAACATGAAGAATGGCATCAATGATAAAGTGTGGGCTGTACATGATACTGTCCGCAATGCGATGAACGAAGTGCAGAACAGAGTCATGGAAAAGGTCAATTCCTCGTGGAATTGGGGACATGACCTGATGCAGAATCTCGCCAATGGTATCAATTATCTGTACTGGTCTGCGAACGACAAAGTCCGTGATGCAATGAACGAAGTGCAGAACAGAATCATGGACAAAGTCAACTCTTCATGGGGCTGGGGGCGTGACCTGATGCAGAATCTCGTCAACGGCATCAACTGGATGTACTGGGACGT